CAGCAGGTTTGCTGTGAGCGGAGCCAAGAATGGTGGTTCTCTGCTTATTCGTGAACCTAATCAGTTTACGGTTAGAACCGGTGCGATCATGGATTCACAGGATGTTACCGAGTCGGTTCAGACCCTTGCGGTGGCAACGCAAAAGGGAGTTGATATCAACTTCAGTTCTGTTGAGCTTACTCTTTCGCTTGATGACTTTGCAGAAAGGATTCTAAAGCCTGCAATGGCACGGCTCGCGGCAGACGTGGATGCAACTGTTATTTCCGGTTGCTATCCCTACGTCTATAACACGGTCTATACCACAATCTCCACGGTTCCGAAACTTTCCGATATTCTCTTGGCAAGGGCAAGAATTAATAAGGGTCTTGCTCCGACAGGAGACAGGAAGTTCATGACGGAAGGTGTTGCCGCTAACGGTATTATTACGGATGGTCGGGCTCTCTTCCATGCCTCTTCGGAAATTGAGAGACAGTATACGCAGGGTCTTCTCGGCGAAATAGCCGGATTCAAGTTCTATGAAACCGAAATGACACCGGTTCATACTAACGGTGATCGTGCTGCTGGAGCTTTTTGGGTCAATACTTCGGCAACTGCTACTGCTGGTCTCGTCAGTGGAACCGCTACTATTAAGGTATTCTGTTCGACAACTACTACCGGCGATAGTGCGTTTAAGGCGGGTGATGTGTTTACGATTGCCAATGTGTATGCCGTCAACCCCGAAACCAAGAGCAGGTATGCGCACCTTCAACAGTTCTCCGTAGTCACTGATGTCTCGATCACGAGTGCCGGGACAACTGTTACGATATCTCCTACACCTGTTACTTCCGGGGCAAAGCAGAATGTCAGTAAGGTGTCAAACTCTGCTAAGGCGGCTCTTGTTGTTGATGGTGCTGGCAGTAATGGTGTCGCTTCAACTAATTACGTCACTTCGCTGGGTTTCCACAAGGATGCTTTTACAATGGTGACTGCCGACCTTGAGGTTCCGCGGGGGGTTGATTTTGCCGCACGGGAAGTTTACGACGGCATATCGCTCAGGTTGGTGAGGAATTACGACATAACCAACGACAAGTTCCCGTGTCGTATTGATGTGCTGTTTGGATATAAGGCGATTAGACCCGAATGGGCTACTCGTGTTCTGTCAGCACAATAAACAAAGGGGGAGGGGCAACCCTCCCCCACAAGGAGTATGCATGAGATTGTCGTTTGAAGCAAAGTGCTACAAGCCTGCACATGAAATCAAAATGAATGTCAAGAAGAACAAGCGTGCAGGGCATAAGGTGGTTGAATATGCAACACGGGCACTCCATCCTCCTTGCGCTATTGTTGGGGGGGGACCAAGCCTTGAATATATGCTTGACAAGTTAAGGTCTTTTGATGGTGACATCTTTGCCGTAAACAGAACTGCCTATTATCTTGCGAATAAAGGAATACCATGTTCTATCTTTTCTGTTGATCCTGCAACGACACCTTTTGATGACCATGTTCTCATAAAAGAAGCCTTCTTTGCATCACGGTGCAGCCCGAAACAGTTTAAGGCGTTCGGAAATAAGGCTGTTATGTTCGATAATTGGGAAGAGGACAAGAAACACGGAGTACAGGGAGGCGCAACAAGTGTTACACGTATGCCGCACCTTTTTGTTCGCATGGGGTACATGGGTGCGTACTTTGTGGGATGTGACAGTTGTCTTGCGGATCTGAAAAAATCACACGCAACCGGAAACCTTCAACACGCATACCAAGACATGATAGTTGTACGGGCAGACGGCATCGATTACGTTACAAATGCTGCTCTTTATCTCCAAGCCGAATATCTGTCTCAAATAATCACAGGGCATCCTGGCATATTTATCAACGCGTCAAGCGGGCTTCTCAAGGCAATGGTTGAACACCCTGACGATTGGGAAGCCGTTGCGGTAGGTGAAGACCTGCGAAGGAAATACCAGAGTGGGGGCATACACGGATTCAATAAACCATATAAGTCTGACCACGCACGATGGGCGTTAGCGGGGGCATAACATGGCAACAGTAAACGAAGTAACAGACGCTGCATATCGAAAAATAGGCATAAAGAGTCCATCTTCCACGGAAGATGCTTATGCTTTGGAAGCAATAAACAACATGATTTCGCAATGGGGTGGAGAATTTTTAGTTCCATACTTTACCAAAGAGAGCTTTGCCCTGACTGCTGGAACATCGGAATATACCATTGGATCAGGAGGTGACTTCGATACCGTGAGGCCACTTTCCATAGATCAGGCATATCTGCGAGTAGATACCATAGACTACCAACTGAAAGTAATTTCCGGCAAGCAGGAAGGCATGGTCAGGATGAAGAGTTACGAGGGACGGCCTGAAGAAGTAGCCTATCTGCCGGAATACTCGCTTGGCAAGATACTGTTCGACTGCGAGCCGGATGATACATATACGGTTTATTTTACCTTTAGAAAGAACTTCACACGATTTACCGCTATCACAGACACCATATCGCTTCCTGAAGAATACTTTGAGGCTTTAACCTATAACCTTGCAATCAGGTTAGCAGAAGATAACTCCATTCAGTTGCCTAAGTCAATTTACGAAATAGCTGGACAATCCAAAGCTGTAATTTCTCGGTTATTCGGGATTACCAGACCGGCACCGAGGGTTCCCTTTACGGAACTGAACGCACTTACAAGCACATATACTGGATCAGATATACATTGGGAGAGTTAATATGTCTCGATATGTAGGTGAAACATATAGAATACCACTTGAGGAAGCGGGGTTCAACCACAATAAAAACGTAGATACCGTACCACCTTCCGATTTCGTACATCCGTCTATCAACCTATGGATGAACGAGGGGGGGATTAGAAAACGTGGAGGAACTGCCATTGTAGACACTTCCGCTTCCATGGATGGCTCTAACGTGACTGGTATCTTTGATTTCCTTGGCTCGAGTCAATATCTCGTAAGGGCAACGGCAAACGGGAAGCTGTGGAGCGATGTAGCAACAACATTCAAGACGGGCTGGACGGCAAACCAGAAAGTACACTTTATGCAGTGGGACGATGAACTGTACTGCTGCAACGGGGCCGATACTCCCACAGTATGGAGTGAAGCAACTATATCTGTTGATATGACGACTATACCTTCAGACTGGACGGGGACAAACTTTCCCTCTCAGATGATACAACACGGGTCATCCAACTCACTTCGTAATTGGGCTATCGGATGTCCGTCAACACCGAAGAACGTGTATGTCACGCCGGACGGAACCCCAAAGGATTTCTCTGACGTGAGTGTGCTGACCTTCTTTATCGAAACCGGTGACGGGTACGGGATAGTCGGCGGGGTAGAATACGGGGATCGGCTTGTTCTCTTTGGGAAAACCAAATCATTCATAATGAATGATACTGACACAAACACAGATAATTGGGGATATACAGAAAGCCAGTGGTACGGAGGGGCCGCAACGTGGAGGCTGATAGTAAGGACTCCAAACGATATTGTCTGCATGATGGAGGACGGTGAAATATACTCCGTATCGTCTGCTGAAACCTATGGAGATTACAAGGCCGCTTCTCTAATAAGACCTTCATATATGCAGGAGTGGATAAAAACATACGTCAATCTTGCCTATATAAACGACTTTCACGGGATATATGACCCTGTTTTAAGGGCAGTTAAAATATTTGTTGTCAGAAATGGGCAAACAGAAGTTGATACAGCCTTATGCTATTTTATAGACCGTCCCCCTGAAAAGGCATGGACGATTCTCGGCAACCACGATTACGAAAGCGGATATTCTGCACTATCTTCATGCCGCGTAAGAGTTTCTGCCGGATCGTGGAAGATATACACCGGAGGTTATAACGGTCAAGTGTGGAGGCTTGGAGAAGTCAACAGAAATGACAATAGCGCGGCATTTGTATCCAGATACAGGACAACGCAGTTAGCCTTCGATAACGTAAGAGATTCCAAACGATATGATCGTATGAGGCTTGTCGCAACACAAGAAGGATCGTGTGATGCCTCTGTCAGAAGTTGGATTGACGGAGACTTACAAGATGTTCAAACGTTGGAGTTTGCCACAAGTGGTGCATATCTTGGGGCTTTTGTTCTTGGAACTGATGTTCTCGGCGGTGTGGAGA